ACAGGAGAAAACAATGGACCAGGAACAGTACAGAGAAGCTATAATTAAGAGTACCAAGGTACAGCTAAGACATTCTAAATATATAAAAGAAGGTTTAGAAGCAGACATTGCATTAAACAATAAACGTCTTTGTGACGGTGAGTTTGAGAAACAAGAAGCAGAACTTGCTATAAGCTTTCTTAGCCAGGAACTAGAAAATATATCTAGCGTTATTATTACTCTTGAGGAAACATTAAAAGGATATGAAGAACTGAGAAAGCGATCTAATCCTGAGTAGGTTGCTGTCTCCTACTACTGACCGCAAATCAGTTAGAGCGGTATATAAACGATAGCTGTATCGTAGCAGTTAGCGAGGATAACTGCTTGGTCTGGCAGAGCCAAAGGAGGATGCAAGTCTGCCACTTTGATTTAAGATATATGTGACTGAACAACTCATGCTTATAGGTGGGTAATGTATTGGAGCTTGATGGTGACGACCAAGCGGAGATAGCCATACAGAGTAAACCAAGTTTGCTGGATAAAAACTACTATAAGGTTGGCTACAGGATGACTGTAGCTCTGGCAATGTAGGTAATAAGTAAATCCTACCATATATCTAGAGAGTATCACAGGCTAGCTACCTGTGATGCTCTTGTTTTTTTATTAACCAGGATTGGAGAAAACTTATGATGGCTCAACTAATATCAGTAATAATGATGATTGAAACAGGCGGACATCCAGATCCACTTAATGCTGTTGGTGACAATGGACGCTCTATAGGTTGTATGCAGATACAGATGTGTGTTATAGAAGATGTAAACAGAGTATATAAGAGACATAACTATGTAGCAAAGGACAGATATGATAAGGTTAAATCGCAAGAGATCTGCTATCTTTACCTCCTTCACTGGGGTAATCATTATGAAAATAAGACGGGAAAGAAAGCTACTAGCCAGGTACTTGCTCGTATCTGGAACGGTGGACCGAATGGTTGGAAGAAAGCTTCAACTAAAGAATACGGTATGAAAGCTAAGAATTTGTTACTCAATAGATAGTTAAACGAACCATGCACGCAAGTATTATTCAATAGATAGTTAAACGAACCATGCACCCAGGTGTAGTCTAGTGAGAATAATATTATAGCAAGTGTAGTCTAGTGAGAGTAACGCTCTAGCAATTGCGTTGGAGTATAAACTAAATCGCAAAACAGCCTAATGCAAGGGTGGCTCCCTTGCCTTTTTTATTAACAATAAAGACAGGATAATGAAATGATAATGACAGACATAAGAATTGTAGGAAATGAAGACGGTACATGCTGTCTTCATGCTGAAGGTACTTCTAAATTTATTACTGTGAAAGCTGATAGCATTCAGTTAGCTATATCTTTTGCAGAATATAACGCTGGTGTTTTAATCCAGGATGCTTTCCCATATCTCAATGCTGAAGAGCGTGAGTTTATTTTGACAGGCATGACTCCAGAGGAACAAGAAAGATTCTATGGAGACGCATTAATGGGAAGTGATGACTATGAACCAGAGGTAGAAGATGATGACCCGCAAGAAAGAGGGTTAGATCTAAGCAAGATTGCAAAAGAAAACGAACTTTAAAGATAAGCTCTAGAGCTATAGCTATATAGCTGTAGCTCTAGAGCGTTTGATATTTTTTTTGAAGAAAAAATATAAGACGTAGAGCTACGCTCTGCACAGCTATATAGCTATAGGATAAATAAATCTGTGTCAAATCTAATCGTCAGATTCTTCATCATCAAGAACGTGTAGTCCAGTGAACTCTTGTTCATTAACAGGCTTATCTTGGTTATCTCTGAGACCCATGTTAGCCTGGATTACTAAACCTTTTACATTAACATCTTTCTTATCACTATACTTTTCTGGATCTAAAGCTTTTAACTGGACTTCAAGAAGTCTGTCTGAATATCTTTTTTTGTATCCAACAATCTGACCCAGGTGATTTATGATAGGTTCGTCTACACCTTCAACACCTCCGTCATACAAAGCTTCTTCAGCTTCATGTAGTCTTCTGTTATATCTTTCTTCTTTAGCTTTAAGATAAAGTTCTTTAACAGCTTTGCATCTTCTTAATGCGTGGGTGTTAAAGTCTATCCATGTGGGGAAGCCAGCTTTAGCTGTGACTACTAGCATTTTACCGCCTGCGGCTATGCCTTCTAATGCAGCTCGTATATCTCTTCTATCTTTAATGCAGTCGTCGAATACTGGTAACTCTTTTTCTGCCCTGGCTAGGTCATTCCATTCTATGCTTTCAGCATCCTTCATACGCAACAGGAATGATTCCTCCGTTTCGGGTTGCCACTCATCATCTATTAAAGTGTGGCGAACATCATTTATATATTTATAAGGTGTTAAATCTATCTCTTTCATAAACAAAACATATCAAAGGAAATGTAAAATGACAAATGAAATTAACTTAAAACAACAAATTATAAATGAGTACACAATTAATTTAAACAGAGCAGCTAATTCTATGCTTAACAAACATCCTCAATATAATGATCTAATTATTTCATATCACAGGATGTACAGCTCTTCTCTTGAGCAAGCAGAGGGTAAAAATCTTCTGCGAAGATGCGTAGAGATAGTAGACAATTTTCATGAAGAAGTATTAACAGCAATTGAACATATTAAAACAGTAGAAGGAAGGTAAGATTATGATTAATTATATAAACCACGATCAGCTTAAGCGGAGTTTGCTTTTGTTGTGGAAAGCTAAGATACCTGCTTGCATCATTGGTGGTGTAGGTAGTGGTAAAACTACAGCAGTTGAAGAGTTATGTCAGCAGCTAGATGAAAAGATTGAAAATAAATTTCATCTTTGGAAAATATTCCTGGGTCTTATTGATGCAACAGAAGTTGGCGGTATGCCATACAAATCTGATGAAGGCAAACTAGATTATATGCCCCCAAAATGTTTACCGTTTGGGACGGATGACTTCGGTATTATCTTTGGAGATGAGTATGACCGCGCTGATTCCAGCGTGCAGAATGCATTCAACCAAATTTTATTGGGCGGAGAGATTCATGGAAACAAGATAAGTGATAACGCTTATGTTATTCTTGCGATGAATGGTGAGTCAGATCAGTATACTACACCTCTGTCTGAAGCAGCAAGAAACCGTGTGTGCAGTTTATTTCTGTCATCTCACGCTGCTGGAAACCTGGATCAATGGAATCAATGGGCTTCTGAAAATAAAGTTAATCCACTTATTAAGGCGTTTGCAAACTACAGACCAGACTTAATCAAAAGACATGAAGAGTTTTCAGAATTAGCTTTGATTACTCCAAGATCCAGAGATATGGCTGGAAGGATATTGGATTGTGTTGAAGATGTATCATTCAAAACAGAAGATATATTACTGCCTTGTTTGGCTGGTGTAATTGGAAGCGGTGCAGCGCAAGAGCTGATAAGCTTCCATCAAATTCAAAATGAATTACCTGATATTAAACACATGCTAAACAATCCAGATGAGTATGCAGATTCAATGATCTTTGAAAGACCAGATCTGTCATATGTATTAGCTACAACTATAACAGGTTTTTGTTCTTCAAATCCTGAGTATTGTGGAAAAGCAATAGAGCTTATGGAGTATGCTCCAAAGGAAATTCAGTTCTTTGCAGTAGATAATATAGGTAAGGAACAACCGCAATTGTACACAACAAAAGAATATAAAGAATTCTTTGATGAAAATAAACACGTAATGGTAGGAGAATAATATGTCTAAACAAATTACAAATAAGATGGTGATGATTAAGTTAAAGTGTTCCTATGATACAGGAAGACGTCAATGTATGGCTGGCAAAAAGATCGTTGCAGAGGAAACATCTGCTGATCTAGGAATGTTGAAAATGTCAGTAGCTTCATTTGATTCTAGATTGACTCACTCATTTACTAGATCTTTATCTAAGCTTAGATCTATATACAATGACCATACGTTGCCTTGGGATGAAAGGGGTTGGCGTGTGGTTTCCGCTTCAAAATTAAAAGACTTAAAAGATAAAATAGAAGACTCAATTCTTGAAACAAAAGATGAGTTTAAGAAATGTTTTATTGATAGGTATGATGAACATAAAGAATATTTTGAAGAAAAGAAAGGCAGTCTTGCAGCTAACTTTCCGACATTAGATGAAATTAAAAAGGGATTCAAAATGGATTATGACATAGGTGCTATTGCATCTTCATCTGATATTAGAATAGAAGGCATAGACCAGGAAGCAAGAAAAGAACTAAAAGAAAGTATGGAGAAACAATATGATACTAAAATCAAAAATGGTTTGTCCGACATTGCAACCAGGTTAAGCGAAGCAACTAGAGACATAGCTGAAAGAGCTAGTAGCGATGACCAAAAAGGAAAGAAATACAAAAGAAGTTTAGAGAATCTTCGCTCTCTTACTGATACTGTAGAAAATCTAAACATAACAGGTAATGAACAAATCAAATTAGCTTGTGATGAAATTAGGGAAAACATTTGTCAGTATTCTTCTGAGTCAATTAAAACTACAGAAGTTATTAGAGACAAGGTAACTACCGCTGCTGGTAATGTAGACGATATGTTATCTGCTATTGATATATAATATATATTCCTGGGTAAGAATATAAACTGCCCAAATATAAAAGGAGAAGTATATGAATTACATTGAAATAAAAATGAGTGATGAAATTTGCAGACTATCTTGGGAAGATGATATTTTCGATGAAAAATCTAGTTGCGGCTATGTTATTGAAAGTTTTACACAGGTATTAATGGGTGTTGGTTTTCATCCCGATACTGTAAATAAACACTTTCGTGAATATAAAGACCCTTCTGATGAGGGGTAATCTCATGCTTGAAAAAAGGAGAATGCAATGAAGAATGGCACTGACTTGCAAGGAATAATATCAGGCATGAAAATGATACCTGCCAGCAAGAAAGACGTAAGCAAAAAATCAAATAGACATTGGTTGTTGCGTAACTTGCAAATACATAATAGCGATGATCCTAACTTCGGAATAGTTATAGACGAACTACGATCTATCGCATCAAAAGAAAGTAAAAAATTATAAAAGGAGAAGTAAATGAATGACAAGACAAGTGATCTAATGACAAAAGCTATTATATCTTTAATGAGACAGACACCGTTTTATTCTTCAATTATACTTAATTTAAAGAAAGTAAGATCAAATGATCCAGATATGTATATGGCAACAGATGGTTCTAAATTAATTTATAATGAAGACAATTTAATTAACAATCCAACTCAATCAATAATTGAAATTTTAAAACACGAAGCAATGCATGTTGCCAATAAGCATCACATAAGAATGAAAAAACTTAAGATAAAATATAAAACATCCATTGAAAAACATAATGTTGACTTCTTAAAAGCATTCAATGTTGCTGCTGATATGGCTATAAATTCAATACTTAAAAAACATGGTAATTATTATAGTTATTCTTCAGTGTGGACGAAAGCAGAAATATTAAAGTCTGCTTGTTTTCCAGAAGATTATGGTCTGGAAGAAATGCAAAGCACTGAATTTTACTTGCATGAAATATTAAAAATGTTGGATAAAGCACTGGAAAAAAGTGAAGAAAGCAGAGATAAGGTAATAAAAGAGCTTGGGCTAAATGAAATAAAAGTAACTGTATTAGAAGCTGATCCAACTATGTCTGAATCAGATTTAAATCAAACGGTTGACAAAATGATAGCAAAGGCTGGCGTTCTTTCTGCTGGAAATAATAATAGTGATGGTTCTTCTTATTTCATAGATAAGTTAAGAGAGTCAGATACTGTTAACTGGAAAACAGAACTAAATGTTTTCATTAAAAAATCAACTAAAGGAAAGCCAAGTTATTTAAAACCAAATAGAAGATTTGATTTTGATGATTTTATATTTCCCTCTGATAGAATCAGAGAAACAAATGATATTGTTTTACTTGTTGATACATCTGGATCTATGTCAGATGAAGCTGTTTCAACTGTTTACAAACATATGTCTGATATGATTAAAGCAAATGATTCATTGAATATAAATTTAATACCGTTTGATAATGAAGTGTTTGTTAAGCATTCAAAAGTATATAACAAATCAACACCACCATTAGAAGATGAAGATAAAAGTAGATATGGAAATGGTGGAACTGAATATACTGGTGCTGTTGAACATGCTCTTTCATTAAACCCTCAGGGTATAATTATGTTAACAGATTTAATGCCTTATGATCTTAATGAGTTTTTAAATTTAAAAATATCAATACCATTTATTATGCTATCAACTTATCAGCACGAATGGTGCGGTGGAAAAGAAGGAAAAGATGCCGCAGCAGACAGGAGAAAGATGTTTCCAAAGAAAAAAATTATTGAAGTAACTGTTGATTCTTAAAATCAAAACTGATATAAAGTCATTCACAAAGGAGCGATATGAATTACACAAACAACACAAACATATCAAGTTCAATAGCAGATGCTGTTATTTCTTTTAATGGTGACTACGATAACGTGGGGTGGCAATCTGTCACCTCACTTATTGATTCGCCAAGAGCAAAGCTGTTAACACAAAGACACCAGGAAAAAATTACAGAAGATGTGGCTGATCTTCTATGGTCTTTCTTTGGTAACATGGGACATTTAATAGCAGAAAGAAATGCTTCTTTAGGTTCTATGCCAGAAAGAAGATTCTTGTTAAAATATATGGATAAAGATATAAGTTTCAAACCAGATCTTTTGGAAAGAGATCCAGAAAACTTTAACTTGTTTCATTTGAATGACTTTAAATTTACATCTGTTTACGCATTAAAGAATGCAATAAATGGAAATGTAAAACAAGAATGGGTCAAACAAATGAACATTTATGTATATGCATTAAGACAGCTAGGATACATTGTGTCTAAAATAAATCTGCATATCATAGCTAGAGATTGGAGAGCTTCCGAAAAACAAAGAGAACAGGGTTATCCTGAAAAGCAATGTGCTGTTGTTGAAATAGATATATGGAGCGAAGAGAAAGCAAAAAGTTATCTTGAAGAAAGAATTAATTTGTTTTCAGAATGCGAAACAAAAGAAGATGATGATCTTCCTTTTTGTACTGAAGAAGAAAGATGGGCTGATCCAGATAGATGGGCTGTAGTAAAGAAAAATTCTAAAGCCAGTCAGATAAGTGGATATAAAAAAGCTTTACCAAAAGCTGGCAGTTTTCTTTCTAGATCAGAAGCTGGCTTCTTTATAGCTAACAGACCTGATGGCAAGGACTTAGAGATAGAGTATAGAAAAGGAGAAAGCAGAAGATGTCAACGTGGCTACTGTAAAGCAGCACCATTTTGTAATCAATTCAAACAGATGATGTTTCAATGATAAAAGGTTTTAGTAAAAAAAGAAAGTGGTACAATCAAATGCCTAAAAACTATCATAATGGATTTAGTTATGATAAATACAGACCAAATGCATTTCCTTATCCAGAAGAGAACTTAAAATCTTTTGATCCCTCTAGCGATATTTGTTTTACATGCGAAGAAAAAGTTAAATATAATGTTGCAAGTATGGATGAATTTGTTGAAGATCTTAAATGGGATTTATATGTCAGTACTGATAATTTATCTGAATATTTAGAAGCAGATAAAAATTATGCAGAATTTTTTAACTGTCCAAAATGTGGTGATTTTTTTGTCATTAACAAACACAACAAAGTTATAGATAGCTACAGATTAAATAAAATTATGTATACAATAGGTATGAATATACCGTTTTAATTAAACAAAAGGAGTAATACTCATGAGTATCGAAAGTGACTACATAAATAAAATAGAAGAAATCAAACAGAACAAAGAATCATTAACAGCATGGGAAGCAAAGTTTGTATTTGGAGATGAAGATTCTTCTCCTATTGATACAAGACCAAGCCTTTCTATTAGTCAGAAGAATGTTATTGATAGAATCTATGACCAAAGAATTAAAGGCATCAAACAAGAAGCTGTAACTGAAGTTAAGTTTGATTCAGATAGAATCATCGGCAAGAAAATTGACAGTGGTTCTTTTAGCATTGAGCTAGATGGTAAAAGGATTGGACCTAACGTATCTCAACGTGAAGCTGTTGCCATTGTTGGATGGATGTCAGAAGTTGTTGATGATATTGTTAAAACAAAAGATCTACCGTTCTAATGTCAGATAAAACTGAGCGGATATATGTTGAAACTATATCCGATTCAGCTTTAGATATAACAGAAGACATAGTGCATTTATCTAACGCTATGTCTTCTATTTCTAAACTTAGCAACAGTTATGTTGATAAGGAAAGAAAATATGAGATACTTAATCTTATATCTAGGCTGGAAAAAGAATGTAGATTTTACCTGAGAAGAATTTATCTTGAAGGTAAGCCTGGAAAGGTATACGAAAGCTTAAGAGAAAAAGTTAAATTAGAATTAATAAAAGAAGGTGTGACATTTGATGATTGATGAAAGCAGTTCAAAAGATAAACTATACAAAGCTATAATTAGTGTTACTGATAAAATGTCAGCAGAAAAAGATGGGAAAAATCCCCATTTCAGATCAGATTATATGACACTAGATGGCATCTTAAATGCTGTAAAACCTATATTAAAAAGTGTAGGCATTGCAGTTATGCAATCAACCCATAGTGAAGAGGGAACTTTAACGTGTGAAACGAGATTGATTCATGAAAGTGGTGAATGGATTTCAGCAACATGTCAGGTTCACGTAGATAAGCTAACACCACAGGGCTATGGTTCAGCTATTACATACGCAAGACGTTACGGTATCTGTTCTATTCTTGGTATTGCAGAGAACGATGATGATGGAAACCAAGCGGAACTTGATACAAAAAAGCCTAGCGCTGCAAGAGTAGCAGCGGAAAAGAAGGCTGATATAGCAATTAAAAGTGATGCTCCTAAAAAGCTAGACAACAATGCAGTAAAGAAAATCATTGATGCATTTGATAAGTTTGGCGTTGAAGAAGAACTAATCGAGAAAAGATATGGTGATTCAAACGGATGGGATACAGATACAAGAAAGAAAATGCTTGCAGATTTTGAGCTGTTAGGCAAAGGTGAAATGAAGCCAGCAGATTTTCTTACAAACTTGAAATAATATCTTGTCACAAATAATAACATATGATTATATGCAGACCATTAAGTTGGTCTGCTTTTTTATTTTAGGGGAAAAATGTCTGAAGAAATATCATCTGAAAAATATATTGTAGCATCCATGTTAAAAGATTATCCGTATGTAAAAAAATACGCTAACAAATATGGTTTAGAAACACAGCACTTTGAATCCAAAACTATTAAATCTATCTGGTCTATAGCTGAAAGCTTAACATCAAGAGGTATAGATATAGATGCAGCTTCTTTAATAGAAACCATTGAAAAGAATAAAAATATAGACTCTGACCTGGCTGCAGATCTTATATATAATTCTATGTCTATGCTATCAAATGTTGATAACATAGGATTTCATATAGAAAATGTGCTTGATAAAAGCTACAGAAAAAATGCTATCGAAATACTACAAAGCGGTATTCAATCATTAAAATCTGGTATTGATTTAGAAAATACTACCGCTACAGTTAGACACGCTCTTGCCAAAATGGGTACTCCTGTCGATGATGGTCTATCAAGAACAGATAGAATAGAACTGATGAAGGAGCGGTACAAAAAAATTAAAAATAGAGGCTGCTCTGGCATTCAGTCTCGCTGGAATGAGGTTCAGCAACATACGGCAGGGTATCCTTTTGGCAAGATTACTGTGCTTGGTGCTAGACCTAAGATGGGCAAGTCAACATTAGCTTTGAATGAAGCTATATTTTCTGTGCTTGTAAATAAGATACCTACTCTTTTCTTTTCACTCGAAATGGATGAAGAAGAGTTATTAGAAAAAGCAGGATCTGATATATCAGAAACAGATAACAAGAAGCTAAAGCTTGGCTTGATGGATGATGATGAAATAAATAACTTCATGAAAAATGGTCCAGAGATGTTATCAGAAAGACCGCTATATGTAGAAGATGCACCTGGTCAAACTATTGAAAAAATATGTGCAAAAATAAGAGAGTATTCAACTGAACGTAAAATTAAATTCGTTGTAGTTGATTACCTTCAGATCATTAGTTCCACACAGGGAGTTAAGTTTCAAAGCAGAACATATGAAATACAACACATGACTAATGAGTTGAGAATTGTAGCAAAAGAAACTGGCGTAGCTATATTGTTACTATCTCAAATCAGTAGACCATTCAAAGGTAAAGACAGCAATCACTCTATTGCACCTATGCCAGAGATACATGACCTAAAAGATTCAGGTGCTATTGAACAAGATGCTTACATCATTATGTTTATTGGTCCCCCAACAATAGCTCAAAGTCCTAAACCATCATGGATAGATGCCAACATAGAGCAGTGTACTGTTAAAGTTGCAGCTAACAGAGGCGGATCTACGGGAGAAGTTCACATGATGTTTAACAAACCCTGGAATAAGTTCTTATCAATGATAGAATGGGAAGCATTGAAAAAGAAAAAGTAATAATGAGGAAGAGGAAGAGAAAAAAGTCAGAGTTTTCTAAGCTTAGATCGTACAGATCTAGGGATTGGCGCAACGCTTTATCTATTATTGAAAATGATTTCTTAAAAATACATATAGCTTGTATTATTTTTTGGGATTTTTACGATGAAGAAAGAAAGAAATGCCCAGTTTATTTAAAGAAAATAGTTAGATCTTATGACTCTTTTCCTCAATCCACTTTCTATCTTTTCTTTACAGAAGATGAAACATATAAAGAGTTAAGAAGGATAGGTTATCCCCACAGACTCGCTAAAAAAAGAAGCTATTATGATAAAAAGGAATATCAAGACGAGTAAATTACCAGATATAATTGTTCATTATTGCACCAGTCAACAAGAAGCATATGATTATGTTGAGGTTAAACATGGCGTAGAAATGATGAATGATTTAGTTAATGCAAAAGATTTTGTTTATTCTTTTTCAATTGTAAATTCACTTGATGATAACATTGAATTGTATTTCAATATGGATGTTTCAAATGAAAAACAATTGAGAGCTTCTATAATTAGCGAAACAATACATGCATCTATATCTCAGGTTAGAAGAAAAATATACATGACAATGGATGAAGATAAAGTTGTTGGGTTTGGTCATTCACAAGAAATGGATGATGTTATTGTGGAACATATAGCTAATAATATTAATAGAGTTTTATATGAAGAATAATATATGTCCTTGATTACTACTAAGCCAATGAATGTATTAGTTGCTTGTGAGTACAGCGGTACTGTTAGAGATGCATTTGCTAGGCTTGGTCACAATGCCATGTCTTGCGATTTACTCGAAACAGATGTTCCTGGCAACCATTACAAAGGTGATGTTATGGATATTATAAATGATGGATGGGATTTAATGATAGCTCATCCACCTTGCACCTATCTTACAAACTCAGGAGTTTGTCATTTACATAAAGATCCAAAAAGATGGATTAGTTTATTTGATGGTGCAGATTTTTTTAATTCTCTTTTGAGTTCAAACATACAAAAAATAGCTGTTGAAAATCCTATAATGCACAAGTATGCAAAAAGGCTTATAGGTGTAAATCAATCACAAGTAATTCAACCCTGGATGTTTGGTCACACAGAACAAAAAGCCACTTGTTTGTGGCTTAAAAACTTACCACTATTAGAAGAAACAAATAATGTAAAAGATGAAATGATGTTACTAAATAAAACTGAAAGACAACGCATTCATTATTTACCACCATCTAAAGATAGATGGAAATTTAGATCAAAAACATTTTCAGGAATAGCTGACGCTATGGCAAAACAGTGGGGCAAATAAAATGAAAAAAACAGAAAAAAACAAAACACACCTGGCTTCATATATAGGTTTATGTTCTAGAATAACAGCGGCACTTGAGCTGCAAGGAACTAAACCATCTGCTAAATGGGAGCTTTCTGTTACAGATAAAATGATAACCATGTTAATTCATTATAAACCAGAACTGCTAGAAGAAATAAAAAAAGAAATGAAAAAACATATTGCTTCTCATTACGATGAGCTTTATATAAAACCCACACCAACAGAAAAATAATTATGGCTGGAATATCCCCAACACAAAGAACATTAAAAGCAATGAGAGAGCAAGGAAGGATCTGTGGTATCGTAGAAAAGTTTCAACAATACGGAGGCAAGTTTGGAATAAGGCAGGACTTGTTTGGATTTATAGACATTATAGCTATAGATCCAGAAGATGGTATCGTTGCTATACAATCTACAGGAATGGATTATTCTGGACATATAAATAAATTAACCGAGGAAAGAAACGAAGCTGTTTATGAGTGGCTAAAACATGCACCTCTTGAATTGTGGGCATGGAGAAAAGTAAAATTAAAAAGAGGCGGAAAAGCTATGCGTTGGAAGCCAAGAATAGCAGACTTCTATATTGAAGAAGACGAATTAAAATACAAAGAAAGATAGCATTCATAGCTCAGTTGGATAGAGCAACGGACTTCTAATCCGTAGGTCGCAGGTTCGAATCCTGCTGAATGCGCCAGATTAAAGGAGAACAAAATGAAATGGTTAAAAATAATAGCTGTTAAGCTTGGCTTCGCAAAAAAAGAAGAAAGCAAGAAGCAGGAAATCAACTTAACAGAAATGAGCAAGAAAGAATTAAAAGCTTTTGCAAACGATATTGGTTTGTTTGTAGACGCTAGAAAAAAGAAGATCACGATGATTTCTGAAATTTTAAATCACACCAGGAAAGGAGGATAATATGCTAACTGGAGTAATGGAAAAGTTGATGCTTCTAGCTAACCCAGCTTATGAAGCTTTTACTAAAGTAGTAGACGGTATTGTTTACTTGTTCTAATAATAATGTCCCGAAATTCGGGTGATGCCCCCGAAAGGGGGCTATTAATTATAAATTATGTTGATGTTAATATTAAAATTTATACCGATAGTCGTAACAATAGTGCTAGTAATATTAATAGCGTTCACAGAAGATCCTGATTAGGAGTAATAAATGAAAAAGTTATTCGTAGATATTGAAACAGCACCGTATCAAGCTTATGTATGGCGAACAGGTAAACAATTTGTTAGTCATGATGCATTAAGATTCGGACCAAGAGACGGAAACATAATTTGTGTTTGTTATAAATGGTCTCATGAGAAAACGGTTCATTCTATAGAATGGAACGAAGAAGGTGACAAAGAGTTAGTTGAAAAACTATACGATGTGTTAATGGAAGCAGACGAAATTGTTGCTCAAAATGGAGATCGTTTCGATATACCATATATAAACACAAGACTATTAGCTAATGGTATAGAGCAAGCTCCTATATGGAAAACAGTTGATACTCTTGTTATAGCAAGAAAAAGATTCCGCTTTCCTTCAAATAGATTAGATGCTCTTGGATATTTTTTATTGAGTGAAGGTAAGATAAGAACTGATTTTAAAATGTGGACAGACATCAAGGAAAACAATTGCGAAAAAGCAATGCGCAAAATGGTCAGATATTGCAAGAAAGATGTTATCCTGTTAGAAAAGGTATACGAAAGGATCAAAGGATTCCACAGACCTAAATCTCATGTTGGAGCTATGCATTACAAATCAAAATGGACTTGCGCTTACTGCGGATCAGAAGATGTTTCAAAAAATAAAACAAGAGTTACTGCGGCAGGTACAACGCAGAATCAAATGCAGTGTAAAAGTTGTGGGAAATTCTATCAGATAAGCAATGCTTTGTATCAAGAATATAAAGATGTAAAAAACGAAGAAAAGAAAAAAGGTAGGAAGTAATATGTTTGAAGAATCACTAGCACTTATGACTGATTTATCAGTACAAGTATCATTATTGGCAATAATAATACCCGCTTCAATTATGCTTTGGATTGTAATATCAGAAGATCCAGATTAACAAAATAAA